GACACGGAGACTGACATGCATCGAACATTACTCATGAAGCACGCACTCGCGCACCACGGGCCCGTCGACATTCAGACCGTGGCACTAACTGCTGCGGGCGCGGTTGCGGTGACAGAGGTCACCGGTATCAACAACCGCCTTTGGAGGGCGGACACAGTATACGACTATCGAGAGACCAGCCCTGGGGGTTTTGAGATTATCCAAGATGCCCCGACTATTTCGGGGCGTGCCTGGCGCGCTGGTCGAGTGAACATGAGAGGGGGCTTGCCCGTCAGGTGCTTCATTGAAGTGCTCGACCACTACGGGCCCGCAGCCCGTGTCCTGTCCCTACAGGCGTACGGCTGGGGGCTCCCCACTGGGGAAGCACGCATCGTGGTCGCTCTGTACGCTGACGGCGAGGAGCGGGACGAAATCCACGTCTTCTCGCGGAAGAACCACTTCACAAACAAGTGGGACCGTGGCGCCGTAAGCGTTTGGGAGTAGTACCCGTGAGTGAAGGACCGACATGCGGACACAGCGTGTGGACGTATTACATGTGCAGCATAGACCGACACGGAGACTGAGATGCTTGACCCGAACTACATCGACGCCTTGTGCGCCCACCTGGGCACCTTGCCCGACGTGCACTTCTGTACGCAGTCGGGCGGCGTGAGCAACCCGCTCACGGGTGACGCTGACCTGTGGGCCACGCCAGGCTGGGAGGGCCTCCCTGGCCTCCCCTGGTCCGTCGAGTCTGGCGGTGACGTGCCCGCCCACGGGACCGAGCCCATCGAGTGGACGGGTGACCTGGAGCAGGACACCGTGCTCTACCAGGCCGCCGTCGCGCGGCTCGTGGCCCGCCTGCGCACAGCAATGGCTCGTGGCGCCTACTTCCGCGTCCACTGGACGGACGCCGCGTGGGCCCTCGACGTAGGCGTCGGCACCGGAGACGAACCTGATGCCTTGATCCCCGGCGTCGTGCACGAGGGCAACTACGTGCTCATCCACTCGATGCACCTCGACGACACGACCGCGTGGGCTGTTCACGCCCTGATTCTGGAGGACTGACTGATGCACGACGCCGACACCATGCACCTGCTGCTCTCTGTGCTCGACGTGCTTGACCTGAACGTCGACCGTGAAGACCAGACGTGGGATGACTTCCAAGCCCTGATGGCAGACCTGCCGATCGAGCCCCATGAGGCTCGTGCCATCGAGGCCCTAGTGGCACACATCACAGCCATCCGTACGCGAGGACAGTTCAGTGCAGTACCTTGAACCCCCTGGGCTCCTGCGGCCCTCACAAGACTCTGCGTGGCGTCTCTCGTCGTCCTCGTGCCCCGTGGCCCTGTCCCTCGTGGACGGCACGGGCCGGTGGCAGGGGCACGGCCCTCACTACTCACGCCGCACCCCTGGGTCCAAGACGTTCACAGGCGTTGGCCGCGAGGTCGTGCTTGTCACCGAAGATGAGACAGCCGTGTGGGCTGTCGTTCTTCAGAAGACCCCGGCGGCTCGTGGTACTGGGGGGTCGCGGGGCCGCAAGGGCCGCGCCGACACCAACACGCGGTGGATCTGGCGGAACATGCTGTTCCGCAACCTGGGCCCTCACTTGTCGTCGGACTTGATTTGGACAGCAACCACCGAGACGTACCGGCACTGGGTCAACAAGTACGGGGCGCTTCCTGATGTGCGCCTCCGTACCGAGATTGGCATCAAGGCCGTGAAGAGCCGCAACCCCGGCTACTGCTACAAGTGTGCGGGGTGGGGTGAGGGCCGGGTGGTCCGGGGCAAGCTGTACTTGTACGCACCAGACCGAAACCCTTGACACGTCAAGAGCTCGACGAGGAGACAGGCCCATGAGTGAAAGACCGACATGTGGGCACAGCGCGTGCTCACAGAACTACATCGATAGTGGATTACAGGAGTGTATCGTGGAGATGACCGAGCACGAGAAGAGCCGGACGCTGGCCCCCGAGGGTCCCGTAGCCGCAGCCCTGCGGCTTACCAGCCGCAGCAACCGTATGCTCGTGGCCGTCTGGCCTGCGGACCATGTGAACGACGCCGGGCAGCCGGTGGCGTACACTGTCGTGTCCGACACGGGTACCAGGGGCCCCGACGAGGACTCAACCTTCGCGGTGCACATCATGAAGCGCCTGGAGGGTGGCTACAGCCACCTGGCGCACGGCGACTACGGGCTGAACCTAGCGGGAGCGACCCACCTTGCGCTCCTCCGCGCGAAGGAAGCCAGGTAGTGAGGGCGCACAGCCTCATGCCCGACATCATCGCCCGCATGGCCAAAATGTCGGGGCGGTCATTCCGCGAGACGATGCGTGGTCTTGGTGGGATGACCTACGCAGAGTCTCTGACGGCCTTCCCGAGTACGTGGCGGGACGACGAGCGCAAGCTCGCAGTCTTCTGCTCTGCGTGGGTGAGGGCGGGGCGGCGCACTGTGCTGCTCCCCCGCGAGACTGTCGAGGAGTTGTTGGCACGTCCCGAGATTGCTGTCGACGACCCGGCCCTCGCACCCGAGCGTTACGTGGGCCAGTGCTTTGAGTTCGTCTGGAAAGGTCGCACCCCAGACTCGTGGGCCCTAGCGTTGTGTCGTCCGGGTACAGGCTGGATTTTCCTGGGCAACGCCCTTGACAGCGACTCTCAAGGGGATCTCTTAGATTTCGGGCAGAGGGCACTCGTGGCGTACCTCACACCCGAAGTTGTGCTGCAACGCGCGCCGCGCCGTAGCTTGTCTATGAAGGGACGCAAGCAAGCCAAGGGGGCACCGTCGTCGCGCGTCTCTCTGGAGACGCTGGTGCTGGCGTCTGACAAGCTCGCGACGCTGAAGGCAGTACGGCCTCCGTCCGATGCTCCGCGAGGCGAGAGCGCCCCTAGACGAGCCCACACGGTGCGCGAGCACTACGCGGTGAGGTGGGTGCGCTGCCCTCGACCTGGGGAAGAGGTCCTCGGCGAGAAGACACGCACCGCCAAGCGCGGGGAGACGACGTACACGTACAAGATGTACGCAGTGCATCGGAAGCTCAAGGCGCACACACGCGGGCAGGGTGAGGTCAGCTACGAACCGCGCATGTCCGTCATCGTGGCGGCCTCATGAGCTTGCGTCCCTTCGTGACCGAGGGCTTCCTCACGCCCTACCAGCAGGGCGTGCTCGACGACCCCCGGCCTAGCCTTCACCTGTGGTGGGCGTGTGGGTCTGGGAAGACTCTGGCGGCCCTTGCGTGGCTCACGAAGGGACCGCCCGGCGAGAAGGTCGTCATCCTCACTCGCTCGCCTACGAGAGCCCAGTGGGCTCGTGAGGCGCAGAAGTACACGACCATGCGCCCGCAGGTCCTGGCGGGGCGCACGCCCTACGAGCCAGAGCCCGCGACGCGCGTGGTGGTGCTGTCCTGGGCTGTCATCCGGGACTGGGCGGACTACCTCATCCAGTGGGCTCGTGGTTCCAAGTTGGCTGTCGTGTGGGATGAACTGCACAAAGGCAAGGCATGGAGGCGCAAAGAAAGGCTCGTGGTCGGCAACGACATCAGCTACGTGTGGCTGGACAACCGAGCAGCCGCGTGCGCCAAGCTCGCGAAGGCATCGCACCGTCGCCTGGGGCTCACGGCCACACCGATGCGGGACCGCAGGTCTGACCTGTGGGCGCAGCTCGACCTCGTGCAGCCCGGCGAGTGGGGCCGCAACTGGGACTTCGTCACCCGCTACTGTGACGCACGCCCTGGGGCTCATGGCGGCCTGGACACCAGTGGGGTGTCGAACTGCGACGAGCTTCGCGCCAGGCTCGACCGCGTGACCAGCGTGGTCACGAAGGCCGAGGCCAGCAAGCACCTGCCTCCGCTCACGCGCAGCCTCATCTACCTGTCGAAGGCGGACCAGGCCCGGCCCGCAGGGTTCGCCCGCGAGATGAAACGCGCCGCAAAGCAAGGACCCAACGCTCTCTTCGAGATGCAGCTCCTCGAAGCCGCCAGTCGCAAGCGCATCTGGATTGCCGATACGGTCAAGGACGCCGTGCTCGAGGACAACCAGAAGGTGGTGGTCTTCACGGGGCGGCGCAAAGATGCCGAAGCCCTCGCGGGGCTCGTGGCTACCCGGCTGAAGAAGAAGGGAGCTCCGATGTGGTGGGGGCACGGAGGCTTCCCGGAGAAGGAGCGCGGGAAGATGGTCCTCGACTACGCCGCCACCGAGCAGGGCTGCGCCTTCATCGGTACGACCGATGCCTTCGGTGAAGCCGTCGACGGGCTCCAGAACACAGACCTCGCCATCTTCGGGCTACTGCCCTGGACGCCGGGGCAGGTGACGCAGGCCGAAGGGCGCTTCAGTCGCCATGGCTCGAAGCGGTCGGTACACATCATGTACACGATAGCCGAGGGCACAGTCGACGAGGGCTTCGCCGACCGGCTGAACGAGAAGCTTGAGCAAGTGACCGAGACGCTAGACGACCCCACAGCAGCAGGCATCGCCTCGACGCTGATGGGTGTCGACGACGAAGACAAAATCATTGCCGGGCTCATGGCCCGGTTTGCATAGGGAGTGCTGATGCTGAACATGGACTTGGAAGTGATGGACAAGCTGGTCGAGATGCTCGACAACAGCGATATGAACGTCATGGAGAAGGTGACGCTTCTCTTCGCGACGGCTGGGTGCATCATCGAGCTTGAAGCCCCGGCTGCACTGGAGATGGAGGAGTGGGCCGAGATTGGCTACGCCGCCATCGCTCGGGCCCGCACGGTGCGCAGGCTCCTCGACGGCGACCCCGAGGCACTGGCTGACGTTGCTGTCGGCGATGCGTGATGCCCAAGCTGATTGACCCAGGGCCCTCTCGCCGGGGCTGGCACAGGCTCCAGCTCGTGCTTCAGTGCCCGCGCAAGTACGCCATTCGTGCTGCGCGGAAGCACGGGGGTGTCGTCACCCCCACGACGCGAGCCCCCTTCATCAAGGGCGGGCTGCTCCACACGGCGCTCGCGCATCGGTACACCCTACGGGCTGACCCGGAGGCGGACGTGTACCAGCCCCTGGATGCCATCGACAAGCACATCGAGGCGCAGCCCAACCCCCAGGACTGGGCAGAGCACAAGGGGCTCGTGGCGCAGGCGTACCTTGAGTACGAGCTGCACTGGGCCTCCGAGCGGTGGGAGACTGTGGCTGTCGAGAAGGAGCTCACAGCGACCATCCGGGATGAGCGCAGAGACGTTGGCTACCTGTACACGCAGCGCCTTGACCTGGCGGTGCGCAACCCAGCCACGGGGCTCGTGTACTTCGTGGACCACAAGTCAGCCTCGCGGCTGTCCTCGTCGACCGCTCGGAGGTACAGCCTGTCGGGCCAGTTCCGTGGCTACAACTTCTTTGGGCGCGGACTGCTTGGGGATAAGTTCGGCGGGACCATCCTCAACCTCGTCCAATGGCCAGATAAGAAGGGGCATGTCAAGCTCCTACGAACTGACCTAAGCCCGGCGCCGCACGCCGACAAAACATTTCGTGACACCGTTGTCCATGCCGAGCGGTTAATCCATGACCTCCGAGACAGATACGGACACGAGACAGTAGAGCCGATGGCGTGGCCTGCCGCGCATCACGAGACCGCGTGCTGGACCCAGTTCGGCGCCTGTGACAACCATGACAGATGCGAATGGGGAACTGAATGAGACAGCATGTAGTGGGTACCCTGTACGGAGACCCGAAGACCGGCAAGACACTTTCGATGCTCCGGGCGTTCCCCGAAGCTTTGTTCATCGGGATGCCCGGCGCCATGTTGTGCGCCAACTACCTGGGGTGGGAACCCAAGACCCTCGAGGTCAAGGGAACCCAAGGCTTCAAGCACATCACCGATGTGGTGAAGAAGGTGGACGGCAAGTTCCCCATCGTCATCGACGACTTCAGCCTCATCGCTGATGTGACGTTGGCGAACTGCCAGCGCGTGGCCGATGGCTTCAAGGCGTTCGACCTGTTCAACCAGCGGACGTACGCTCTCATCCGGGCGGCTCGGGAGTCGAAGTCACATGTGTTCTTCACCTGCCATGTGCAGGCGCCTCGTGAGGTGAAGAAGGACAACAACGTCCGCTACATCCCCGGCACGCCGCTCGTGCCTGGTTGGCAGATGCCGGCAAAGTTCCCGGCGATGCTAGACTTTTGTGCCCGCGTCGTCCACGACGACAGTGGCCCCGGCTGGCCCCACGTCCTCGCGACGGGGCCTGATGAGCACTACATCCAGGGGGATCGGCTTGCGGTCCTCCCCGCTCGCTTTCCCATGAACTTGAGAGAGGCCATGCTTGTGGCTGGCTTCGACATGCCTCGCCCCGAGGCCCTTGCGTGGATGGACGAGCACGTCGAGGGCATCTCGAAGCTCCTGGCCGCAGCGTCGGACGCCAAGCGTCCCGACTACAAGAAGGTGATGGCGCACGCCGCCTCGTCTTTCCTGACTGACCATTCCCCGCGCCATGTGCGCTGGGTACTAGCTGATGCGATGGACCGTATGGTCCTGCGGAAGCACCAATCCAACCTCGTCGATTCTTTCATCGACACTTACTAGAGAGAGAGAAGAATGAACTTCGCGAACACGTACATCGACATGGCGCCTGGCGCTGACATCTTCAAGGTCGAGGTGGTTGCCGTTGAGGCAACCAAGACCCGCGCCGAGAACGACCGGATGCGGCTCAAGCTCCGGGTAGTCGAGGGAGCCCGCACGGGCACCACCTTCGTCAACCACACCATCCGCACGGGGCTCAACCGCGCGAACACGGGTGACCCGAAGAAGGACTCGATGATGATGGACTTCTGGATGAAGTGCCTCGTCAGCCTGGGCTACAGCGCAGAGGACCTCCGTGAGCACGGAGACTTCAAGTGGGACAACATTCCTGCCGAGGGCAAGTTCGAGTCTCTCAAGGGCAAGGTGGGCTTCATGTCCTTCAAGCCCGCTGACCCCGAGAACGGGCAGCAGTGGAGCAAGGACTGGTGGATCACCGAGTCCCAGTACAACGCAGCCGCCGGGGCCCAGGCCGAGGTGGTCGAGGCAACCGCGTCGTCCGACGACCCGCTGTCCCAGATGTTGAACGACTGAAGAGGGCCGACATGCCGCAAAGGATATACGTCGCAGAACGCGAGCCGCTGGACTCCTTCGAGGGAATGCAGCCCTGGCTTGAGTATGTCAAGGCAGTGCCCGACCACGACAAGTGGCTAGGCGATGCTCTCGACAAGGTGACGAAAGACGCAGAAGTGCGGGAGGAGTTTGCCGTCTGCACTCCAGCCCCCTGGCACTCGCCAGAGCCCTGGCTCTTCATGCGCATCAGAAAGATGGAGGACGGTGGTAGAACCTACCTAGCCTGTCGTGACAAGGAGCTTGCGCTGAGCTTATGCGAGCACAGTCTGCACGAAGTGTTTGAGACTCTCGTGATTGAGCGTAATCCTCGCACGGGGCAGGTCGCCGAACTGACGGCTTCCTAGTACTTACCGAGAGGGGGGCTGCCTTTCTGTGCCTTGGGCAGCTCCCCTCTTTTCCTCTTCGACTGACAGAGACTGACCATGAGCCGAGACTGTGCCGACTGCGAGAACTGCCCACTCCGCTCCTACTGGAAGGCCAAGGGACACTGGAGCCCGGTCACCTTCGAGGAGAACAAGGGCGACATCCTCATCCTCGGGGACGCCCCATCCAAGCAGGACGTAGCGGCGTACCGCCCGTTCATCGACGGGCTCGGCATCGCCGTGATGGATGAGCTGAAGGAGCACGGGCTCGAGCGTCTCGACGTGGACTGGGGCACCCTGCTCGGCTGTCGCTGGCCCGACGACAACCCCCGCGTCTACCTGGCCACCCTCAAGGCGCAGAACAGGCGACGGGTGCGCTCGGGGAAGGAACCCCTCCAGAGCCCTCTGAAGGCGTGCTGGGGCCACGTAGAGAAGAAGCTGGCCCAATACACCACCGTGCTCACGGTGGGCTCACACGCGGCCAAGGCGCTCCTAGAGGGCAACCCTTCGCTGGAGGCTGTGCGTGGGGGTCCGACACGGGCCGGAGACCTCAAGGTCCTGCCGACCTACCACCCTCGACTGCTCCAGGTGAAGCCCGAGCTACGGGAGGTCTTCGCTGTCGACGTGGCGAAGATGCTCCGTTGGCACCGGGACAAGCTCAACTGGAACGACCCCAAGGTCTACTACCAGCCGACGCCCCAGCAGGCGGCCGAGTGGTACCTACGGCACAAGGGCGAGCCCCTCGCCTACGATGTCGAGACGGACGACGTGGAGAGCCTGACCGCCGGGCTGCGGTGCATCGGCATCGGCACGGCGGACGAGGTCCTCATGCTGGGCTTCCTGTCGGTCGACGGCGAGACCCGGCTGTACAGCCCCGAGGACGAGGAGCTGCACAAGCGCCTGCTCCGCAAGGTCTTCACCGACAAGTCCTGGCTCAAGGTCGGGCACAACGCGGGCTACTTCGACCGCACCGTCGTCGAGCAGCACCTCGGCGTCACACCCGAGCCCCTGCTCGACACGCTGCTCCTCCACAAGCTGGGGGCCTCCGAGCACAAGCACCGCCTGGGCTTCGTCGCGTCCATGCTTCTCGACGTGCCTGCCTGGAAGGCAGACCACACAGGTGTCACCGCGCAGACCGACATGGACCTGCATGAGTACTGCGCGACGGACGTAGCGGTCACAGCTCGCGTGGTGCAGCCCCTGCTGACGATGGCCACGCAGCGCAAGCAGAAGCACCTGTACCGCCTCGATGCCAAGGTGCAGGACCTGTGCTCGGGGATGCACCGCCTCGGCATCCGGGTGGACGAAGGCCGCAGGGCTCAGCACGAAGCAGAGCAGACCATCACGGCTGCCCGGCACCTGCGGGCCATCCACGCAGCTCGCCCCGGCTTCAACCCTCGAAGCCCGGTGCAGATGCGCGAGTTGCTCTTCAGCGACTGGGGCCTGCCGCCGCAGGAGTACACGCTCTCGGGTGAGCCCAGCACGAACGCGGCCACCATCCGTAGTCTACTCGGCAACCCATTGGTCGATGATAGTCAGAGGGAACTGCTCAAGGCCATCAAGTTCTACCGGCGAGCCGACAAGCTCCTCGGCACGTACCTGCGCAAGCTCGCACCGGGCGCCGGGGTCGTCACCCCCGAGGGCTACGTCCACCCAGACTACAACAGCCACGGGACAGTG